GTGTTAAGGCTGACACCCCAGATGTGTGCTTGCATTATAAGTGTTACTACAATATCACCGATGGCATCTACAACCTCATCGTGATCGTTGGCTTCGATGGCTGAGCATAACTCAGAGACTTCTTCTAGTGTCTTACTAAACTGTTTGGAAGCCTGACCGTTAGGTAGGATACCCTTCTCGTGTCCCCAGAAGATCACTTTGTTTTCTAGTTCATCAAGTGTGTAGTTAACTACTGTTGTCATAATCATTTCCTTAAATGTTGTACCCCCACAGGGAATACCTATGGGGTTACATTAGTTTATATAATGAAGCGTTTGCGTAGTACAACGCCGCATCTTTATCTTTTCTTAAACCACAACACTACTCATCGTGTAAGAACCTAGAGATTAACTCTAGTATTTCTTCTTTAGTTACGCTGTGTTTCTGACAGGCTTGGGACAGTGACAGCCTGCCCTCAACAACGTCAGTCATTGCTTTCATCACGGGGCCGTGGACAATACCCCTCATCTCATCAACCATACTAGACGATCTCACATGCACCACCAACACAGGCTAGTTCCTGAGAACCTGTAGTGTTATCTTCAACCTCAAAGTTACCGAGGTCAGCCCAGTCAATACCCTTAGGCATAGCTTCAAGCAACTCAGTGTACTTCTCAGGGGTTATATCCTGATAGGGTGCCTGTTGGTATACATGATCGCTAACGGGCAGTAGAGAGATCCCTGAGCACATATCGAAGTTGTCCCAGATCCATTGGCATACCTCTAAGAACTCATCATCAGTGTAGTAGACGGTGATGCTTGGCTTGTGTTCACAATAGAAGTTCTGATAGGCTTTCCATTGCTCAAGCTGAGCCATTGCACCCACCTCCTTGACAGTCACACTAGCTTCAGGTGCCTTGACAGGGAAGCTGAACACCAGTGAAGATTCACTATGAACGTCTTGCTCTACTGGGAACCCTTTCTCTTGCATGAAGATTGCCAGTGGGTCTTTTTTGTCTGAGCGTACACTACGAATGTAATGCTTAGAGAAGCGAGGATGAATGCCAGAAGCAGAATCGACAAGCTGAGATACAGTACCACTGGGCTTAACAGCTGTAATAGCAGCAGCCTGATTAATGCCAAGCTTCTTAGCCCACTTCTCATTAACTTTAACAGCAGCATCTCGCATTGTCTCAAGCCAGTCTTGCAGTTCACCATTAACACCACCCCTTGCATTCAGCACCGGGTGATCCATGATACCTGTAAGGCTAACCCCAAGTAGTGCTTCTTCTTCTGTATTAGTTTTCCAAGACTTACGTAGGTAACGGAAGTCAGTCAGTGTAGCCTGTAGTGTACCGATGATAGCTGCCATCTCTATCTTAGATGTAAGGTCAGACAGTGTGTCTTCTGCACGAACCACTACCTCGGAGAGGTTGCAGAACTGGTTACTGCGAAGGATGATTTCACTGCACGGGTTGGTGCCGAACTCATACGTAGCATCTCTCCGTCCATTACGAGCAGCAATCTTCTGGGCTGCAACACGACTGAAGATACCACGCTCACCAGCCTTAGACTCGTACATGTTCTTCATCTCATTAAGGAAAGCCTCGAAGTCTGGCTTCTCTGTGTACGCTACGCTGTTGTTAGCGAGCCTACGTTGACCTTCATTCAACCACCACTGCCCTGACTTAGCCTTAGCCATACGTTGATCTGATAGGTTAGAGAGGCTGATCAATGCAGACCTACGAACACCACCTACAACTACGATGTCAGCAATCTTACAGCATACATCATGGCACTCAATGCTTGATAGCTTACGACCTTTAGCTTTCTGAAAGAGTTGCACACAGAAGTTGAAAAGATCTACTAGTGGCTCAGGCCCAGAGGCACGACCACCGAATGTCTTAAGGCGTTCCCCTGCACCACGCACCTTACCTACATCCCACTTAGGGATCTTACCTGCGTACAGCATAGCGATTAACTCACGGAATGCTGAGGCCCAACCAATCTTACTATCGGCTACAACAATCACAGTATCTGTAGGGTGGAACTCTTCTGATACGATTGGTAGTTTGTTAATGTAATTACGTTCAACACTGAAGCCCACACCTGTACCACACATAAGGACATACATTAACTCATCAAAGCTACGAGGGGAGTCAATGTGTAGGTAGCTACAGTTGAAACCCGCTACGTTATCCTTAGCTAGGGCAGTGCCCGCTGTCATCATGCAACGCATTGAAGGCATAACCTTCAGGTCATGGATGGCATCAAACATCTTAGCTGCTGTTTCTTTATCTAACTGTCCTCGTCCTTGCCAGAAATTAACGTAACGGTTAACTGTTTCTGCCCATGTTTCCCTACGGCCTTCTTCTGGCATCCAACGTGCATAGCGGCTCTTGTGTATAAACTGTTGGTACTGATCCATTATTTTATATCCTTAAATGTTATTGCTTTAAAGCATTGTGAATAGAAATCTTTTATTTGTTCCCGCTCTTCCCATAGAATCATAACAGGGAAATAGATTGGTGAGATAATTAAGTATAGCACACCAAGGCCAAAGTATTTAATCTTCTTTCTCATCATGATTCCTCTTGGTCAAATTGAAATACTTCATCAAAGCCGAGCATCATGTAACGTTGGATGCAGTGCTTGATTGTGTCTTCTGTAGGTGAGTCTGTATGCTTGTGTGCATATTGCCAGCCTGCCTCTATGCTTTCATCAACTAACCTTTCGATAAGCGGATACATTCTAACTTGCATATTCATTTACTCCTCTCAAGCGCCCAATCCAACTCCCACGGATGACAGTCACGTAAAACAGGAGCCTCTTTAATGTTTTTGTAATAGTCGATGAAAGCTTCTTTTAAGCTATCGCCGAAACCGGCAGGGCAGGTTGCTAAGCACTTGAACTGAACGCCCGTAGCGCATACCTGATTCCCATCTATTGAATATTTTAATCCCATATCATTCACTCCTAAGTTTGAAATGTTTTTCAATCAAATACCATGCAGGATAATCTTCGTCAACAGCATCTGCTCTTGATGCCACCTCTGCACATTCCTGAACAATCAACTCAGCGAAGCTTCGCCATGGGAAAGGTTTGCCGTATCCCGAACTACCTCTTGACTCTATAGCAAGTTCTTTAATCCGGTCTTTCATTCGACACCTCTGTGATGTTTACGATCTTATTGTATTTGTAACCATACCATTCTTTGATAGATTTCAAAGCAAACTCTTTGGTTCGAAAAGTGATTATCATGTCATTGAGATCCATAACATAGTTCCACCCCCACAACAAACCCTTCTCTTGAACATAGAAGATTGATTCGTTATAACAATTCTTTTTCTCAACTATCCTATATCTCATTACTCAATCGCCTCACGATACTTCACCTCATCCTGCATTACTTTGTACAAAGCTGGTCGCATGTTCCATTGCTGTGTGTCTACGATAGCCCTAAGATGATATGGGTTTAAGCCAGCAATTGTGACATGTCTCAAAGGCTCGTCACCATTCTTGCCATAAGTTCCCCACTTGACCGCCTCTCTTATCACTTCATGACTATCGTCTGAGGTGACAGTTAGCATTTCCTCATCACCGTTAGCAGAGCATCTAACGTAGTCGAACCCACCATCTAGCATATACTCTTTGCCGTTAGCATCTGTATGCGTAACATAATCGTGCCGATGGAGTGACTCAAGTATTGTTCCGTCAGGCGTCTCCATTCTATTGCTTAATATAACACTCATAATTTACCCGCCTATAACATTGTCTTTAATACTGCCTACAACCTCGCCTTCAACATCGCCACCAACACAGCCGCAGACATCGCCACTAATATCGCCACCAACAGTGCCGTAGATATCGCCTTCGACATCGCCTTTAATAGTGCCTCGAACATCGCCAATGATATCTCCCCAGACACTATCTTGTATACTGCCTAAAACATCGCCTTTAACATCGCCATGAACACTACCTCCAACATCGCCATGGATATGACCGCCAACAGTCTCATAGACATGACCAAAGACATTGCCATGGACATTACCCCAGATATGATTAACGCTGCCTAAAACATCGTCTTTAACATCGCCATGGACACTACCTCCGATATGGCCAACATTGCCTTTAATATCTCCGTTGACATCGCCACCAATATTTCCGTCAACAGTGCCGCCAATATCACCACGCACATCACCACCGACATTACCAGCAACATCGCCCCAGACATGACAATTAACATTACCAACTACGGTTCCTCCAACATTGCCTTGGATGTCACCATACACATCCCCTTCAATATCGTTACCAACATTGCCTTTAATATATCCCTCGACACTGCCTTCAACATTCCCATGAACACCTCCAACAACATCTCCCCAGATGTCTCCCTTAACAGATCCGCTAACGCCTCCATTGATGTTGCCTAAAACACTTCCACTAATGTTACCTTCAACACTACCCCAGATGCTACCAGTGTTTCCTTTAATATAACCACAAACATCATCATGGATGTCACCACTTACACAGCCAGTGATGCTTCCGTATACATCGCCTAGTACATCACCTGCGACATGGCCACCGATATTACCCTTAACATCGCCTACAATAGAGATGTTTACTTCTTTGATTTGTAGAATGCCTTGTAAGTCTTTCCCAAAGGCCATGTGTGCTTTTACAAAGTCTAGTATTTCTTTATCTGTTAGGCTCATAGCTTCCCCCTTTAACTTTTCTTTTATGGTGCCGACACTGATGTCGGTAGCATGTTGTTCAGCTAATCTCTGAAAAGGGTTGCTACAAGCAATCTGCCTTGCGTTGACCATCAGAGTTTTGTTTTTATTCATTCTTTCAATTCCAATTCATTGATGTGTACACTGATGTACTCTTCACCCTTCTTAACGATCTTCTTAGTGAGTTCTATATGGTACACCTTGTTGTCATTGAACTCCTCAAAGATACCTTGGTAGGTATCTAAGAGGGGCTTTATTATATTGTCAAGGTCGGCACCCCTGTTTGACATACCACCCTCGATGATGAACTCAACTTGGCTCTTCCCGAATGGCCACACTGCTGCCATCATCTCGTCCCGGATCTCCTCCTGATACCTCTTGTAATCCGCTGTCTTGAAGGTTGTCCTCCCCTTCTTCGCAAACATCTTGTTCGCACTCAGGGGTTTCACCATGTGTTTGTTCTTCATCTGTTTCCTCCAGTGGTAGGGGGTCTTGTGCCCAGAAGTCTTCTACTGACTTAGCATCTATGTACTCAAGCATCAGCATGTTATTACTCTCAGCTTCTTCAAAGGTAGTAGACATCCACAATAACCTAGCGGAGATAAGCATTTGTTTCTTATCTGCCCAGCAGTTACTAACTGTTTGCCAACGTCTATCAAAGGGACAGTTGAGTAGTAACTTCTCAGCTTTCTTTGGGCCTATGCCTTTAACACCGGGGATGTTATCTGTTGCATCACCAATCAGCATCTGCATCATAAAGTTGTAGTGACCTTTCTCAAAGTCAACGAAGTACTGTTCT